GTATTCCCGCCTTCTTTATTGTTTCCTCACAGAGGCAAAAAGCCAATCAGCAATAACAAATATATTTTGTCAACATACTTACACTACGCATAAGGAAATCTATGAACTTACTAGATAAAATTAAAAAAAATACAACTATTAAAGACTCCGCTATTCTCGCACAAAGCAAGTTCTTCACCAAGAAGGATATGATTCAAACCGCAATTCCCGCAATGAATGTTGCATTGTCTGGCGAACTAGATGGCGGATTTGTTCCAGGTCTCACATTATGGTGTGGTCCTTCAAAACACTTTAAGTCTATGTTCTCTTTGATCATGGCAAAGTCTTACATGGATAAGTATCCAGACGCAGTCATGATATTCTATGATTGTGAGTTTGGAACACCCAGCGCTTACTTTACGTCACTGCAGATCGATACATCTCGAATTCTACACGTTCCAATCATGAATATGGAAGAGTTTAAATTTGATGTCATTAAACAACTTGAGAATCTTGATCGTGGAGATCGAGTTATCTTTGTTATAGACTCACTCGGTAACATGTCTTCTAAGAAAGAAATGGAAGACGCAATTGAAGGTAAGTCTGTTGCTGATATGAGCCGTGCAAAGCAGATGAAGTCTATCTTCCGCATGATTACTCCATATCTAAATCGTCTTGACATTCCAATGGTGGCTGTTAATCACATCTACATGGAACAAGGGTTGTATCCTAAAGCTGTTGTGTCTGGCGGAACTGGTGTTTATCTTTCAGCTGATAACATCTACATCCTTGGGCGCCAAACTGAAAAGGATGGCACTGAAGTTATTGGTTACAACTTCATTATTAACATCGAGAAATCTCGATATGTTCGTGAGAAATCTAAGATTCCAGTTTGTGTTAAGTTTGAAGGAGGACTAAGCAAATGGTCTGGGCTTCTAGACATGGCACTTGAATCTAAGCATGTTATTAAACCAAGCAATGGTTGGTATGCAAAAGTAGATCAATCAACTGGTGAGATGGAAGATAAGAAATGGCGCATTAAAGATACAGATTCAAATGAATTCTGGAGTTCCATACTTATGGATGCATCATTTAGAAACTGGGTTAAAGAACGCTATCAAGTATCACATGGTGATATCATTGATGATCATGCAATATTAACTGAAATGGAAACATATGCAGAAGACGACACCACTGAGACCGCATAAGGTTCTCGGTAGAACTGGTTATGGTGGCAGAGACCTTCATGCGCTTATGCTTACTGAAGGTTTCTATGCTGGAATCGTGTTTAGTTATTCAAACGTATCGTTCAAAGAAGATTCTGAAAACGATGTATTGACAGTTGCGTTTGAATATGAAATACATGAAGTTCCTCAAGAAGTAGAAGGTTTTGATAAAAAATCTTTTGAAAAAGAACTTGGCGATTTTATCGTTGAGCTTCTCTATTATGGTTTAGAACGTGACAAATTAGGATTTATAGATGGCGAACAAAATAGAGAAGACGATTCTATCAAATCTTATGCACAACGAAGCGTATTGCCGCAAGGTGGTACCATTTCTAAAGACTGAGTATTTCTCAGACCACTTTGAAAAAGTTGTTGCACAAGAGTTAGTAGAATTCTTTACTCAGTACAATAAGCCAGCGTCACTCGATATTCTTGCGATTCAACTCGGCAAACGCAAGGATCTTCGTGGTGAGCAGCTAAGTCAAGTTGAAACCTACATCAACGAGCTTACATTCAAAACAGACAACGATGATTGGTTGTACAAGAATACTGAAGCCTTCTGTAAGAAGCAAGCAGTGTACAACGCAATCATCGATTCGTTTGAAATCATCGAAGGCAAGGATAAAATTCGTACCGAAGATGCAATTCCTTCAATGCTATCCGAAGCACTAGCAGTATCATTTGACTCATCGGTAGGCCATGATTACCTTGAAGACTTCGAGGAACGATACGACTTCTATAATCGCAAAGAAGAAAAGCTTGAGTTTGATCTCGACTTATTCAACAAGATAACAAAGGGTGGTCTATCCAAGAAAACTCTTAACGTTATCCTTGCTGGAACCGGCGTAGGTAAGTCACTGTTTATGTGTCACATGGCTGCTGCTGCTTTAATGCAAGGTAAGAACGTTCTATACATTACAATGGAAATGGCAGAAGAACGTATTGCTGAACGTATTGATGCTAATCTGTTGAACATGACAATGGAAGAACTTAGTAAGGTTACTAAAGACATCTATGAAACACGCCTTGGCAAACTAATCAAGAAGACTGCTGGTAAGTTAATCGTTAAGGAATACCCTACAGCGGCTGCTCACTCTGGACACTTTAAAGCATTGCTTGAAGAGTTGAAGATGAAGCGCAACTTCACTCCAGACTTAATTGTTATTGATTACTTGAACATCTGCTCTTCTGCTCGTATGAAAGCCGGTGCTGGAGTTAATTCATATACGTTTGTAAAATCAATTGCCGAAGAACTTCGTGGTCTTGCTGTTGAGTATAATGTACCAATTGTAAGTGCAACACAAACTACTCGTGGTGGCTTTGGTAATACTGACGTTGGACTTGAAGATACATCTGAATCGTTTGGTCTTCCAGCAACAACCGATCTTATGTTTGCGCTAATCTCTACAGAAGAACTTGAAAATCTTAATCAGATCATGGTTAAGCAACTTAAGAATCGTTACAACGATGTCAACTATTACAAACGATTTGTTATCGGTGTTGATAGATCTAGAATGAAACTATATGATGTTGAGGAATCCGCACAAAAGAATATTTCCGATGCAGGTCAAGATGATGGACCAGCTTTTGATAAGACTTCATTTGGCAAAAGGATGAAAAGTGCTGGTGAAGGGTTTACATTTTAATGGTAATGTGTTATAATTGTTATAGGAGAATATATGTCGACTAATTGGGTAAAAGACATGCAGGATATGCATGCAAAATTCGGTGTTAATCCGGTGATTCGTGGATTAGACAAAGCAAAACTTATGGCGTTCATTCAGTTTCGTATTAAGTTTTTGCAAGAAGAACTAGATGAAATGATTGTATCAAATAATGGTGATGACACTGTTGACGCATTGATCGATCTCTGTGTGGTTGCTATTGGAACTCTTGACGCACTAGATGTTGATGCATATGTTGCATGGGATCGAGTACTAGAAGCAAACATGGCAAAAGAAGTTGGCATTAAAGCAAGTCGTCCCAATCCACTAGGACTACCTGATTTGATTAAACCTGCAGGTTGGGTTGCACCAAGCCACGCAGATAATGTTGGATTACTAAGTAAGGTACAAAAGTAATGTTTTCGCTCACCGTGTTTAAGTCAATCTTTGACAATAAGACGGATACTCGCATTGACTTTGAAACGTTTGAAAAGTTTGAGAAGTCACTGTATTATCTTTCCACGATTAAAGGCTATAAAGCTAAGCGTGGTGAGTTTGTAAAACATGCATCGCCTCTTATATCACCGGCTGTTTATAAGCCAGACACAACTAGGGCAAACGCAAACGTAATTGAATGGGCTGGATGGGCCGCACTTGATGTTGATAGTCACACCTTTGATGGAGATCTAGAAAATGCATTGGCTAAATTATATCCAAACATTTATTATGTTTGTTATTCTACTGCTAGCAGTACTCGGACTACGCCAAAGTTCCGTCTCGTATTTCCACTTACAAGATCTGTTAGAAGTGAAGAAATCAAGCATTTCTGGTACGCACTCAATACAGAATTTGGCACATTGGGAGATACCCAGACTAAGGACTTATCTCGAATGTATTACGTACCTGCGATATATCCTAATGCTTACAATTTTATCTTCACTCATCGCACTGATAACTTTCTTGATGTTGATGCTCTTTTAAGTAAACATCCATTCACTACACCAAGTACATCTAGTTCTTTTATGGATAGACTACCTGAAAGTATGCAGAAGGAAATCATTAAGCATCGTCAACAAAAACTTGCAGAAGACAAAAAAGAATTTGAATGGACGTCATATAATGATTGCCCATTCCTAAGTAAGAATCTTATTAGTGACTATAAGACTATTTCTAGAGTAGATGGTTCTGGTCGATACTCTATGATCTATAAAATAATGACCAGCATTGCATGTAATGCAATCAAACGCAAATACCCTATAACAGAATATGAAATTGTCGACATCGTTCGTAATTTGGATCGTGACACTAGCAATCGCTATGCTAAGCGCCCTCTTAATGTTGAAGCTTCCCGAGCTATTGAGTTCGCATATAGGAATGTTTAGTGTACTTTAATTCGTCTTTGTGATATAATAGAACCTACTGAATGGATTACCATGAATGACCACGACTTTAATAATCTAAAATTTATACTTACCTCAAGTGAAGAAGTTGTTGCAGATTGGTTCTTGAAAACAAGTGCAGATGATATTGAATACGCAATGGAATTACTACAAGTTGCAAGAATTGAAATGAGTTTTATTATTTCAGAAATAAGCGACGATTGTACTGAAGCAAACACT